GGGCGTACGAGGCTAAGTCTATTTTATACATAACTAACTCCAAATGGATGTGCGAAGGTACAAACCGCCGTAGGCGGGCCGACGGCACGCACGAAGTGCGGTGCCCAAAGGCGGCCGGAGGCGTCTTTCCGATGTAGACGAACACGCAGTGTTCGGCGGGGCATCGGGAAGATTTAGTTTGTACGAGCACACATCTAATAGTTTTTAAAAAGTAAAAAAAGAGCTAGGACTGGCTGTGTTTAACTTTTGGGAGAGAGCCAGCCCTAGCCGGATAAGGTAGGGGAAATATATAAAACCTACCACCAAGAAGAGTAATAAACTTCTTTACCTTCTTTCAACCACTCTAGAGCTTTATCACAAAACTCTATATCTTGGTCTTTGTATTCTTTCATAGCATCTTCTTGAAACTGATGTCCCCAGAACATACCATCTGAACAGAAAGGTAGTTCGCCTTTTTCTACAAAATTACGAATTACTTTTATATCTGTTTCATCTAATTGCACATTTTCACAATTAAACTCAGGTAATACTGTACCAATAGCTGAAGTTAAACCACGGTAAAGAAAAGCACGGTCTTTTTGATCTTCTGGAATGTAAAGCCTATCGCCTTCAACAGCGGCACGAACTCCTTTTTCATCGGCAGGCACAGGCGTACCTTCATACTTTTTACAGAACCAAATAGTCTGCATAAGATTGTGTAGTCTTGAATGCTTACGCCAATCATACTCAGCATTAATTTGAAGTTCTTCTTTGATTGGCACTACATTGCCTTCCGTTTTTGGTTGAGGTTGGGCCCAACCAGCCATCATATCTAATCCCATTACACCCTCTCGTGTCTTGTAGTTGATTCGCCGTTAGTCTGGTACACAATTTGTTGGCACACAGTCTTACCGTTAACAACAGTTGAAGAAATGACCTTTCGGTCTCCCGCTCTTTTTCCTTTGTAAAAAGGTCTTGGTAAATTATTTTTAGACATATGTCTCTCCTTTAATTGATATACATAATAAAACACACCAACACCACTAATGGTGTCTTTGTGTACAAGTGATATTTAAGTGGATTTTTAGCTACCCACATATCTATTTTATTCAACATTTTTTTCTCCTATATTAATTAATGCGAAGCCTAAGTAGTTATGAAAAGGTATATTTGAACCTATTCGGCTCACTACTTAGACTTCGACTTTTTTATGGATTGTGAGCCGAATTCTATGCCTAGCTAGTATTCTCAGGAAGTATAATTGAGATGAACTAGCTAGGACTTTGTAACGCTTACGCGTTATTTAGAATGTCACGCATGTGAGAAGTAGTTTGCGCGTTAAGTTCACGCTCAACTTTTCCACTAGAATCAGCCTGCTGTTTGAAGTTCCATTCAGCAAGTCTTTGCATTCTTTGCTCAACAGCATTTTGAACACGATAGTCATGTATTTTCGTATCTTTTAGTCCAAAGCTGTTATCTAACGCTTCGATTGCTTGGGTAAGCATTCTTGCTTTACGACCAAGGTCAAGCATCTTTTGTTCACGCTCGAGCAACCAATCAGGTATCTCGTCGTCTTTCATAGCTGACATTGACTCTTGATATTCATAAGACACACTACAAAACTCTGACCATGTTCTGGTAGCGAGTTGTAGTATATTCAAACCGGTTGATTGAGGGTCAACGCCCAACAGGACTTGAACACCATCAACAATACGGTTTACCAACATATCCCAATCGATTTGCTGTTCTTCAACAGTTCTCGTTTTACCATTTCCGAGATCAATCTCTGCGAAAAATGGGGCAGTACCGAATTTCTCTTTGAACACAGCCATGACACCTGCTACAACCGTAGGGTTGAAAGTAGGTTTGCCATCGTCAGTCAATCTGAACTTACGGTGCCACCAATCGGGCATTACAATACTCGCTTTAACAGCACGAGCTTCGGTACCTTCGGGGTCGCCGTTCGTATCAGGAACGTACGCACTCTCAGGTGTGTGATTTGTGGGCACGAGCTCTTTAGTCTCTTGCTCACTCGGGTCAAAATATTCACTCATATTTATTACTCCTAGTATATTAAGTGATTTATTAAACGCATTTACATACATAAATGCACCTATTCAACTGGCTCAGATATTTGAGTCAATTTGAATTCTTTCTAACTGCTCGGGTGAATACTTCCTAAAAGGACTTACTACCTTACCGAACAATTCTGGTTCATAAACTACGAACATATCATCTATGACCTTAACGATCGTGCCATAAATACACTGTCCTTTAACCTTTACATCGTCTCCAATGTTCATGATATCTCCTTAATCTTTGCACGTGGTAAATCAGCCATACATCTAGCCAAGTACAAAGGATCTTCGCTAGTGTATGGTTCATCATTGAACAGATGGTCAATGTTAGTCAATGTACAATGACCGAGATAACTACCGTCACAAACTCGGTTTTCATTACCGATTGGTGCCGTGTAATGTCCGTGTCTGTCACGAGTGCCTTTGGCTTTAGAGCCATAACTCTTTCGCTTTTTATATTCAAGCAAAGGATAGATAAGTACGAAATTAATCATTATTTAATCCCTCCTAGTGCTCGAGCTACTTTCATGAAAATAGATTCTGGTACATCCATTTTCACAGAAGATGACTCGCCTTCTCTTCTAATTTCATTAATGCAACCTTCTCTGCCAAGCTCGTTAACACAATCTATACATACAAAGATTACTCCATCATCAAAAGTTTGACCGCCGTCTTGATAACTAAAAGTCAACCTTTCAACACCTTCTTTATCGCATCCAAAGACACAACTACATTTATTCATAATATACTCCTATATATTTACTTTTTATTTATAGAGGGCGAAAAATCTCCGATTTTTTGCCTACTTGTGGTACACCCTGGTACACCCTAAACCATTGATTTTATTGAGCTTTCGTACTAGGGTGTACCAGCAACGAAAACTAGCTGGTACACCTGAAAGCCCTGCGGTAGCTAGGTTTCGTGGTAGGTGTACCATTTGTACCGGTTAATTGTTAGTTTAAACAAAGATTCTATAACTACGGTCTACGGTCTATTACTAAAGCTAACGCAAAACCTGTGGTACATTCGGTACACCCAACGGCAAACGGCCACAATCCCAATTGATATATGGTCTTGCGGTGTACCACTTGTCTTATAAATAGCTGGTACACTGGTGGTACACCCGGTACACCTTGGTCGCACTCATATAACCTACATGCAACCAACCGCGTACCAGCAGACATCATCAGTATATCTGATGATAGTAATCATCTTAACGATGATAGTAGTGGCACTCATATTCCCGAGGTTTTTAAATAAGAGAAAGCCGTATCTAGGGGGAAGATACGACTTTCGTGGGGACTAAGAGATTCTATCCATATATGTTTGGATATATCTCTCATTGACTCGAGCTTGTTCTTCAGGACTGTAATCCTTGGGCTCGACTGGAATATCTTTTAACACTTGTTTTTTCTCCTTTAGTGCAACGAATTCCCTCATTTCTTTAAGTACTTGAACTTTTGTTTTATTATCTTTCCATATTCTTGAAAAGTAACTAATACTGTTCTGTATAAGTTCTCCTGTGTGGACTGTAGCGTCAAATCCTGCGTCCAATATTGTGAGACCAGCAACTTTGCCAGCCTCAACAATACGCTCTTGAGTGAGCTTAGCCATTCTGTGCTAATTCCTCTTGAGCTTCAGGGTTAATCGGAACCTCACTACCATCTTTGGATGGAGTGAAACCATGTTGAGAAACAGTGTAAGAACCAAAGTTCTCCATCATTTCATTAAGAACAGATATATGAAAAGCAATCTGATGTTTGTTCTGATAAACATCTCTTGTGATTGCATTACCGTTCTTATCCTTGGATACGTATGTACGCATGGGAAGAACAACCTCTTCGTATCTAACACTTCCATCAGGATTAACAATCCTTTTGGATACCTTACGAGATTGAATCTCGTGATATTCAGACGTAGTACCGTCAGCCTTTTTCGCTGTCTTAACTTCAGCCTTGAATATAAAGTCAACTAATTGTTTAACCATATTAATTACCTATATATTTTAGATTAATGAGAAGGAACCAATTCCCTTCTCTTACTTATTATTTATAGAGGGGAAATTGGCTCTGCCAATTTTCCTAGAGCGAAGCTCCTTAAGATGTCTCGCTACGAGCGACGGGCTACGATTTGGCTAGGGGGTAAATTGATACAAGGTTCCAGCATGCAATAATCTGAAACAAGGTTCCATAATGAAAACCGTGTGACGGGCGTGCTAATGATGATAGTTAAGGCATTGCGTGAGCAATAAAATAAAAAAATTTTACTAAAAAAATTTTCTAGCAAAAATTTGTGCTACAGTGGGCAAGCATGAGTACTAGGAAATGTACTTCTTGCAAAAAGGAGTTGCCTTTAGAGGATTTTGGGACCCGAAATGATCGTGGTACAGTTTATTCAAAAAAGTGTAGACCCTGCGTTGACATGGTACGACGAAGAACCGCTAGTTCAACACCACAAACATATCTAACCCGCCTCTTTGGTCAACTTAAACACGGGAGAACTAAAAAAGAAAAATCTAAAGTTATCTGGGATATTGAATTAGAAGATGTTTTAGAATTATGGGATAAGCAAGGAGGTAAGTGCGCATTGACCGGATTGTTTATGACTTATCACAAAGACGGGGGTGGCAGAAGAGATTTGAATGCCTCTATTGACCGAATAGATCCAGACATTGAGTATTTAGTCACCAATATTCAGCTAGTTTGTAGTAGAGCAAATATGTTAAAACACACACTAAAAGAAGATGAGCTTTATTGGTGGGCTAAAAATATAGTAGAATTCAAAGAAAATGACTGATAAAGACCAAAATTTTGAACAAGAAAGGGCCGAGCTTCAGTCTCATTATCCCTATGCCGATGTCAAGCTTAATGAGTTAAGTGTTCAAGAAGAACGCCTCATACTTTTTCATCTCCGTGGCATGTCGAAAGCTGCAGCTGGACGCGCAGCTGGGTATAGTGATAATGAGCATGTCTATAAAGTGTTTAAAAAACCAGCAATACAAAAGATGGTTATTAAAATGCGCGAAGAATTCAAAGAAGAAATTAAGTTTGATAAACAAACAGCGACAAGCATGTACTTGGAAGCGCACCGTAAATCTGCAACAGCGACAGAAGAAAAAGTTATCACCGATTCATTGTGCAAGCTCCACGGTCTATTTGCTCCAGAGCATGCTACACAAATCAATATCAATCTGGATAGAACTGTAGAACAATTAGAGAAGCTACCAGATTCTGAATTACTCAAGATAGCGGGAACTGATAACCAATACCTTATGCCTAAAAAAGAGGATAAAAAATGACAATCAATATAGACGATCTGATAAGAGAAGCGGATGAAGTAGAGAAAACTCTCACGGGACCTGAAAAACACGTTATTGATTACCATAGGAAAAATATGGGGTTAAATATTAAACACCCTAAGACTGGAAGACCTATGACTGCGTATATGGTAGGGCCTAAAATGCGTAGAGGTAATTATGAGGGTATGGTTGCCTCTGTTCCGGGGTTTGTACCGGGGCACAATAGCAACAATCCAATGTCTGAAGACCAAGCCCATGACTATTGGTTTGATGAGATAGAAAAAGGTGTTTGGCCCATATATGATGAAAAAACTGCAAATACGAGATCTAAAGAAGTACATAAAATCATGGATAGCGACACTTTGAAAGCTATGAGAGATAAACGTGGAGAAAAGAAAGATTAAATACATTCACGTTAACCAGCATAAGATAAGGGCTAACTTAAAACACGGTACGAATGAGCCAGTTATAACTGTGAAAGAAGGTAAGAACAATACCTATTGCCACGAAGTAACTATAAAAGGTGATTCTACTGTTCGCTATAGTGGTACAGATAAACCTATTCTACCCTGCGGAGCCAGAGTAGTTATTGAAACTGAAGCAGAACTAGAGATAGATGGAAATAAAAAAGCTTGAATGTGTGACGTGTAAAGCGTTGCATCCAGATACACTGTACCCCAGTGATGATCAGATTTGTGTGTACTGTAAAGCCGACGAAGCAGAACGTATTGAAGAGCCCACAACTGAAGAAGCTGTACAAGAGCCGACACCAGAAGAAACTGCACAATTAAAAGCCCAGAAAGAACTTGCGTTGCGTGCATTGTCACGTAAGCATTTGTTACCGTTCGTGGAACGTTTCAATCCAGACTA